CAAGACGGAGATAACTTTATTGGTAAAGCGAAGTTGATGGATACGCCTTATGGCAATATTGCAAAAAACCTTATCAAGGAAGGTGCTAAATTAGGAGTATCTTCTCGTGGTATGGGTTCAATGCTTAAACGTAAAGATGGTGTGATGGAAGTACAAAAAGATTTTATGCTTGCTACACCAGCTGATATCGTTGCCGATCCATCCGCACCAGATGCCTTTGTACAAGGTGTTATGGAAGGCGTTGAATGGGTCTGGAACAATGGTGTGCTTGTACAAAAACACTTAGAAAGTGTCAAAGAGAATATTGACTCTGCTGTAAGATCTAAATCACTTAATTTAGATAAGAAGATGCAGATCTTTGAAGCTTTCTTAAATAAATTATCAAAATCGTAACATTATAAATAACCTAAATTATAGCCTAAGGAGCGTAACAAATGGCAACTAAACCTGATATTTTAGAAAACGACGACGTCAAACAGGATGCAGAAACTGCACCTCAAGACGGCGACAATACAGTAAGCGAAGGACTGCTAACTCTTTTTGGTGACGACCTTTCCGAAGAATTCAAAGAGAAGGTTACTACACTATTTGAAGCAGCGATGAATGATCGTGTTGCTTCAGAAAAAGCACGTCTACAAGAAGAAAAAGAAGCTGAGATCGAAGCTTTAAAAGCAGAACTAACAGAGCAAGTAGACACATATATGACATATGTGGTTGAGCAGTGGATGAAAGAGAATCAAGTAGCTATCGATAATCAGCTACGTTCAGATATCTCAGAAAACTTCATCAGTGGCTTAAAGAATCTATTTGTAGAAAACTATATCGAAGTACCTGAAGACAAGATCGACCTCGTCGATGATATGGCATCACATGTAGTTGAGCTAGAAGATAAGCTAAACGAAGCGATAGCTGAGAACATTGAGATGAAGCAAATGATCAATGAAGCTCAAATGGAAGCCGTATTTGATGAAGTATCAGAAGGCCTAGCAGACACTCAAGCTGAAAAGCTAAAGGTCCTTGTCGAAGGAATCGTATTTGAAGACGTTGATAGCTATCGTAAGAAAGTAGAGATCATCAAAGAAAATTACTTTGCTGACAAGAAGAAGACTGGTACAGATATCGTAGAAGATGAACAGGCAGCAATTGATCCTGATTCAGAAACCGGTAAGACTGTATTGAAGTCAACTGATCCAGTTGTCAACAAATACGTAGAAGCAATTTCTAAATCTATAAAGAAATAATTGTATAAATAATACTAACTCAATCACCTAAGGGGGTAAAAGATGTATTTAGCTGAGGAAATCCAAAAGAAATGGGCACCAGTCCTAGATCACGAAGATCTAGGTTCTATTAAGGATGCTCACAAGCGTTCCGTAACCGCAATGGTTCTCGAGAACACAGAGCGCGCTCTACGTGAAGCTGCTTCACATGGCGCATCACAAAATCTACTAGGCGAAGGCTTTGCTGATGGCCGTCCAAGCAACTCAATGGGCGCATCATCTTCAACAGCTGGTGACGGCGCAGTCGATATTTTCGACCCAGTTCTAATCAGCCTAGTTCGTCGTTCAATGCCTAACCTAATCGCATACGATATCTGCGGCGTTCAGCCAATGACTGGTCCTACAGGACTTATCTTCGCAATGCGTGCACGTTACAGCAACAACAACACTGGAACTGAAACATTCTACAACGAAGTTAACACTGCGTTCTCGACAGTTGTTTCAGGTGCTAACACAATTGGTAACAAGAACGTTGGTACATTCCCAGGCGACAGCAACACAACAGGTCTTTCAGCTGTTAACACATATAACTACGGCGCTGGTATGTCAACATCCCAGGCTGAAGCACTAGGTAATTCAGCTAACGTAGCAATGCCTGAAATGGCTTTCTCAATCGAGAAAGTAACTGTAACTGCGAAAAGCCGTGCGCTAAAAGCAGAATACACAATGGAATTAGCACAAGATCTTAAGGCAGTACATGGTCTTGACGCTGAAACAGAATTGTCAAACATCCTATCGGCTGAGATCCTTGCTGAAATCAACCGTGAAGTTGTTCGTACAGTTAACATCACAGCGGTTCCAGGTGCTACAGAAGGTACTACAGCTTCTGGTATTTTCGATCTTGACACAGACTCAAACGGCCGTTGGTCAGTTGAGAAGTTCAAAGGTCTAATGTTCCAAGTTGAGCGCGAAGCTAACCAAATTGCTAAGCAAACACGTCGTGGTAAAGGTAACATCCTAATCTGTTCTTCTGATGTTGCATCAGCTCTACAGATGGCAGGTGTTCTAGACTACGCTCCAGCTCTAAACAGCAATGCTCTAAACGTTGATGACACAGGTAATACTTTTGCAGGTGTTCTAAACGGACGTATCCGTGTATACATCGATCCATATGTAACAGGTGGTCATTACATGACTGTTGGTTATAAGGGTTCTAGCGCATTCGATGCTGGCTTGTTCTACTGCCCATACGTTCCTCTACAAATGGTTCGTGCAGTTGATCAGGGTTCATTCCAGCCTAAGATCGGCTTCAAGACTCGTTACGGAATGGTATCAAACCCATTTGCTGACGGTTCTGCAGCTTCTACACAAGGTGCTCTAACACTCAATACGAACGTATACTATCGTCGTGTTGTGGTTAACAACATCATGTAATAAACCGACGATAAGATCGGTAATTAAAAGAGGAGCTCCGGCTCCTCTTTTTTTGTCTATAAATATTGAATAATAGACACTTGGAGACATTATGTCTGCGCTAGAAAATCAACCAACAAATTTAAATTATCTTTCACCCCTAGGCTTTAAGTTCTCTGTGAACAGAATCTCCACGTTCACATATTTTGTGCAAGCTATTAATATTCCAGATTTGATATTTGGTAATATTGGTCTGATAACTCCATTTGTTAAGTTGCCTGTTCCTGGAGATCAATTACAATTTGGTGAATTAGGAGTGACTTTTAAAGTAGATGAGGATATGAGATCTTACACCGACATCTATGATTGGATGATTGGTCTTGGATATCCAGACAATTTCGATCAATATAAAACTGTAGCTCCAACAGGAGCGCCCGCAGGAAATCCCGATTCAAAAGGAAACTATTCCGATGCGACTCTTACAATTCTTTCAAGTGCGTCGAATGCTATAGTAAATGTCTATTTTTATGATATCTTTCCTATATCGTTATCATCTTTGCAATTTGATTCCAGATTGTCAACTGTCGACTATATAGAATGTTCTGTAACTTTTGCTTATAAGAGATTTGCTGTAGAAAGACTATAAAACAGTGTACATCATTTAACAATTATAGTATAATTCTCTTAAGCAATCTCCATATATTATTAGTTAGTTCATGAAAGGTTTGTAATGACTCTTGAAGAATTGCATACAGAATGGGAAATTGATTCTCAGATAGATCGTACAGAATTAGGAATTGAAGCTTTAAAGATAGCACAGCTACATAGTAAATATTATAAGGTCTATAGTACGTCTAGACTACAGCTTCGTAAGTTAGAAGCAGATTTTAAAATCCTCAAGTTAGAAAAATACGAGTTCTATACAATGGGTCCTACAGAAGAGACTCATGAAAAAGGATGGAAGCTTCCTGCACGTGGAGCTATTCTAAAAGCTGAAGTAAATAACTATATTGATGCGGATCCAGATATCATTAAAGCATCTCTAAAAATCGGTCTATTTCAAGAAAAAATACAGTTTCTTGAAGACATAATCAAATCTCTTGTCAATCGTGGTTTTAATATCAAAGCTGCGGTGGAGTGGGAAAAGTTTAAAGTTGGAGTATGATGGCAGATGTTCATTTAAAACATGTTAATTCAGTCTATATTCGCGTAGAAGCAGAAGCAAGCATCATACGAGAAATTTCAGATAACTTTACATTTTTTGCTGATAACTATAAGTTTCATCCTAAGTATCGTTCACGCATGTGGGATGGTAAGATTAGGATGTTAAACAATATGACTTGTCTTATATATGCAGGTCTAGCAAAGAAGATCAAGAAGTTCTGTGATGCAAGAGATTATACATTAACATTTGATAATGAACTCACATATGAAAACATCTCTGAGAATGAACTAAGAAAGTTCATCGATGAATTAGGTCTACCTTCTAAATTGGAAGTTAGAGACTATCAATTTGATTCTGTTTTAAAATGCCTTCGTTCTAATCGTAGAACTCTATTATCTCCCACCTCTTCTGGCAAATCATTGATGATCTACATGATCACTCAATGGTATCAGAAAAAGTCACTTATCATCGTTCCTACAACCGGTCTAGTAGAACAGATGGCGTCTGATTTTGAATCTTATGGATATAAAGGAGTGATTCATAAGAGCACTGATGGATTAGATAAGAGTAGAGATATTCCTGCTGATATTGTTATCACTACATGGCAATCATTAGATAATGGTAAGACTAGAGTCCCTAAACAATGGTATGAG